GCTGGATTCATACTTATACCAGAAATAGCTTTCTTCTGTAATTCTATTCCTTCCGCTCTTAAACGTAAAGCGGTATCTCGGATCCATAAAGCAATACCAAAAGAAATAACCAAATCATCATTATATCCAGTCATTGCTTCTGCCCTATTATTGTTATATATAAATACGAACAACTCATCTATTAGGCGCGAAGAATAAACCTCAACAGATTTCTCTCTAAAAAATTCTTCCAATTTTGCTATAACTAATGGTCTTGTCTTCATAGACATTGTAAAACCTGGAACCATTTGTTTTTCTTGTCTATAAATTTTATTAGTCATTTGTTTTTGTGTATCTACCACTTGTAAATCTTTACTCATATAAAATAAGTTTTCATATTCTCTATCTATACATTGTTGTATAGCTGCCCACCCAATTGATGCATTTTCAACAACAAGTAATGCATTATTATATTCCTTAGATATATTTACAAGTAAGTTACCAAAATCTTTAGTTCCAATCTTACCTTTATATTCCGCTACTTGTTTACAATCTTCTACATCCATAACATGAAATGCAGAATAATCTGTTCCATCGCCCCTACTTACATCTGCACTCACTACATAATCTTTTGTATAATTTGGTGGTTCCCATACCCAAACATTACTATCTACTCCTCGCCTTTCAATTGGGTCTCTAACATGATCAGTTTTATATTCTTCCAATATACGACCATCAATTACCATCTGACCTGATGTTACAAAATCACAATCACATTCTTGTGCTGCCATTGAAGGACCTAATAATTTATCTTGATGATCTCTCCATTCTTGATTTCTATCTGGATGTACTGACCAATGTAATCTTAAAATGTTCCACTCATTCAAACCATCTTCTGCATCCACCCAAGTCTTATGAAACCAATTACCAACACCATTTGGTGTAGAAAGTGCAATACATCTTCCACCCAATGCCAATGTTTGAGATGCGGCAGTCCATATTGAATCTATTCTAGGAATAAATGCTGCTTCATCTAAAATTAACAATGATAATGCTTCTGATCTGCCAGCCTCTTCAGAACTTGCTACTGCTTTTATTTGAGAACCATTCTTATATCTTAATGACAATTTATTATCTTCAACACATTTTTGTTTCAACCAAGTTGGTAAACTAGCATGCATTACTCTAACTTTAGTAACCAAATTTTTAGCTACATCTTGTTTAGTTGCAATAACCAATATATTCTTATCATCATAAAATGTCATCATCCATAATGCGTATCCTGCAGTTAAAGTTGATATACCTAACTGACGAGCTTTTAAAAGAACATTATAATCATTATTAACAAATTCTTTTAAAGTTTTCTCTTGATAACTGTATAAATCAAATTTTATTTTACCTTTTTGTGGATGTTGTATATAACAATATCTTCTTAAAAAATGCACTGGATCTTTTGCACATTTTTTAAATTCGCGTCTAATAGCTTCTTTTAATTGTTTTTTATCTGTATTCATTATTATAAAATATTAGTTATACGATTAAAAGTATACGTTATCGCCGCAGATATAATTGCGCCAGATGTAAAATATAACCATTTATTTTCATACCAAGATGGTTTAACTAACTTTGTTTTTTTTTCAAGTAACTTAACATCATTTTCTAAAACATCAACTTTTTCTTCTAATTTTAATGTGAGAGTACTGTCCGAAAATATAACTTCCTTATGTATATATATCAACTTATTTTGTAGATTTACAATATTTTTTAAAGAATCAACTTCAATTTGTAAATTTTGAACTTTTTTAGAAATCTGTATTGATTCTTGTTCAGTAAGCGTAACCTGTCCAGAACATAGTGACGTTATTAAAAATATTAATATCCATTTCATTATAATTAAAAAGATCCAATTATCTCAATAAAGTTACGACTGTAGAACCGCCTGTTACTACTTTACTCAACGCAATTGGATGGATTATATTAGCCGATACTGGATTAGTACCACCAACTATTGTTCCACTTCCATTAACTGGAGTCAAAGTATAGTTAGTTCCTGTATGCACCATAAATGCCGTACTAAAATTTGAACCTGTTGCCGAAAATGTTGTACTTGCAGCTACTGTCTCTACAACTTCTCCATATGCATTTTGAGTAGTTTCAACTGCTTTAGTTCTCCCTACAAATGATCCTTGTACTGCTGTTGCCATTATTTACTCCTATTTTTTTGCAAATTTTCTTAAAAAATCTTCAGCGTCTTTTGAATCTTTAATTTCCTTACGCTTCTTACTGCCTTTTTTAACACTTTTTATTTCTTTTTCTATATCTGCAGCCTTAGTTTTCAAATTTTTAGATTCTTTTTTTGCTTTTTTAACCTTTTTACCGATAGATTTAATCTTTTTAGTAGAATCTTTTAATTTTTTATCAATCTTTTTTACTTTTGCCCGTTTTATGGATGATGCTTTGCCTGATATTCCTAGAAAAGCTAAAATTAGAGCTATTATTTTTCCCAAACCTATAACTCCCGTTTTATTTTAGTAATATATCTGGCTAATTCCTTCCTATCCAACCCCAAACCATCAATTATTTTAGCTAATGCTGCAATTTGTTTCCTACGATTTAAATTAGCACCTTTTATCGCGCTGACCGCCTTAGTTAAAAATCTTTGTGCTTGAGCTGGTAATTTTACATCAAGTTTATCTAATCCACCTTCTGACTGTTTTTCTGATATAATGGATTTGATTTCTTCTCGTACCATACTTCTAAGTTTCTTTATGTCCGACATGAACTTCTCCTATTGTATATAATCCTACACCTATAAATATATAAATATATTAAATTGATTCTTCCAATTTTTTTAAATATTCTTCGGCTTCTTCAATTTCTTTGTTAATATTGTCTTTATTTACTTCCCACTGCTCTTCATCAAGTGAATATCCATCTGGTTTAACCTGATTAAGAAAAGTAACTGTATCTGGAGCTTTTTTCCACTCTTCAATAGACTGTTTCATTTCTTTAAGATAAGATTTTTTATTTTGTCTAACAGTTTCCTTGATATGATCATTTAATTTTCCCTGTACCGCTAATTTATTCTCAAATTCTACCTGACAATCCAAACAATGATTATATCTACGATAATACTGACTATCAATCCTTTTTTTCATTATCCTATCACATTTAGGACAAAACCAAGGCGTTCTAGCTTCCTGTAAAATCTCTGATCTTTCATCTTTTATTTTTTTCTCTATTGCTTCTTTTTCTTCTAATTCTTTTTTAAACTCTTTATCAACACCACTTACAAATATTCGTTTTTCAGGATTTCCCCCATCCATAATATTTTGTAATGCCTCATTCTGTCTTAGATTTTCTTTACTATATCCTGCCATAATTTCTCCTAAAAAGTTAATAACCCTAAAATTTGATTTACTGGTGCAAATGCGCCAGTGAATTTGTAAACTTTACCTTTATACTTAAATACAATTCCTTCTGATGGAACTATAGAATCTAATCCGCCTATTGAATTTAATTTACTTACTTGTAGTTTTAATGCTTCCAATTTCTTAATATCTTTGGCGGTTTTTACTTTAGCTATTGCTCCAATTACATTCTTTCTTATTTTTTGTACTGCATCATCTGGAGATGCGGCTAAGTATCCACTGATATTTTTTAAAATTTCAGTTCCTACTGCAAAAAATAAAACTTCAAAAGGCCTCATATTTTGTTTTACCATTTTTTGATGATCTACCTTATCTGTAGTTAATACCCAATCCAAAAAATCAGGATATTTCTTAAAATCTTTTTTAATCATTGGTATTTTATATGATTTATCAAAGAATGCCCAACGTTTTACTAAAGATTTATATGCTTTATTTGTTATTTTTACTCTAAATTGTTTTTCTGCGTTAAAAATAAATTCTTCCCAATACCTTTGATGGTAAAGTGCTAAAGTATCTTTATCTTTTAATGCATATTCTTTTTGTAATTTACTTAACCTACTTAAAAAAGTTTTCTTCTTAGCATCAAAGTTTTGTGATTTAGGAACACTTAAAAATTGTGGTTTACCAATTTTATAATGTTTTTGTATATGTTGATTAACTTGTTTAATCATACCAGCTAACATTCTTGCAGACCCTTTAGGCTGTCCTATAGGATTTCCACTATCATCATATTCTAAAGTACCGTGAAATACTATTTGTGCTTTATCATAATCTATGACATTTGATGACTTAGGCCACATAACTTCAAGATTCATCCATCTCTTACCATTACCAAAAACCTTTTCCTTTTGAGCATCCGATAACGCTCCTATAGATTTACTTAAATCTTTCATTGCAAAAACAAATGCATTTTTAATATCACCCCTACCTGCAAATTTAGAAGCAACACCTTTAGTAGTCATAGCCTTTTCACCAAAATTCTTTAATTGTCCTTTATTTCTGGCTGTAACTAATTTTCCATCTTTCCAACTAATCATTAAATTTTGACCATCTAATTTTTCTGTAACACCATCTTCTCTATTAAGATTTCCGCCTAATCCATCAGTAATTATTTTCTTTAAATCTCCAAATGTCAAATCTTTATCATCAAATGGATGATTCATGTGACCATATGCTCCACCTTCAATTAATAAATCTAAATCCTCAACTATTGATATTTTTTCAGACAAACTTTTTACATATTTTTTAGCCGCCTTATCGCCTTTATTTTTAGCCACCCATTGAATCGCACTTTTTCTACCAACTGTTTTCTTTCTTCCTTTTGGATTAGGATTTTTTACTGTATCTGGCGCAGTTGTTTTTGTTTTCTTTTCAGCGTCTGCTTTCTTTTGTTTCCTAGCTGTATATGCTCTATAAGCACCAAATGAAAGACCCGCAGCCATTGTTCCAACACGACCAAACGCCTTTACATACGGTGCAGTCAACCCTGTTGATGCTCCTACTACAGTTAATACTAAAAACTTAGTTCCCATTTCACCACTAAATAAATTTGCGAATGAAACATCTCCAAGTGCCGCTGCTGATGCAGCTGCTGATAAATCTAAATCATATTCTGGGTCTCCGATAAAAGTCATCTTTGTCCATGCATAAGTTACCGCCGCGGCTGCAGCTATACCCATTACTCTTTTTAGTTTTGGATGATTTTTTAAGTAATCATCTAATTTAACTAAAGCCTTTTCTTTCTTTTGTCCAAACTTAGTCTTTGCTAATTGTTGTGCTATCTTATCAGGAACATAATTGATAATTTTTTGATATCCTCTAAATCCTTTCTTAGCCATCTCAAATACTTTATCTACACTAAAATCA